GCGCGGCCACGAGGGCCGGATCGCCAAGGCGGAACAGTGCGGCCACCATTGCCGGGTGCTCGGCCCGCCGGTCCTGGCACCAGGTCTTCGGGTTGAACCGCAAGGCAGACGGCGGCCGTGCCAGCTTTGAGATATCAATGCCCCTGCCCCGCAGGTATTGGTCAGCCGGTCCACCCGCGACAGGCTCGGCCGAGTGCCAGAGCCCGCCCGCCTGACGGCGGCGCTTCACATCGAGATCGGCACGCTTGATCTCATCAGCCTTGCGGCGTTCCTCGGCGCGCTTGTTGGCCAGCGCGTAGGCTTCCGCGTCGGCATCGGCGAGGCCGAGGAACGAGCGCGCCCAGGCGATTGCATCGCGCACCGAGCCATTGCAGAGGATCACGGCGACGGCTTGCAGCATGTCGCAGCCCTTCTCGCCACTCTCAAAATCCCGGTAAACCCCGCGTGTCGGGCCGTGCAGCATGATCGACCTGCCGCCACGGGCACCGGCGCGCCACTCGCGGCCCCGGTTTTCAATCCGGCCTTCCGGCAACAGGATCGGGGCGAGATCACCCACCCTATCCTGAAGCATAGCGGCAATCGCGCGCACCTCTTCACGCTGGCGGCGCTGTCGCTCTTCCGGCGTTTCCGCCCGGTCATCCACCCGCGCCACGGTCAGACCACGGGAAGATCAAAGAAATCGTTTGCCGTTACCCACCCTTCGGTGATCGCAAATATCGCCCGCATCCTTGCCCCCTTGGGCACACGGCCGTTGCGATATTTCTGGACGGCAGGCACCGACACCGTGTCATCCTCCCCCTCTTGGGCGAGCCACTCAGTCATCTTGCCGGCGATCTGGCGATCCGTGAGGCCCGCCGTTTCTGCCCATTCGTTCAGCGTCATGCGCAAGAAACCCCCTCATTGCTCCAAAACGTAGTAAGATTGCTACGCCGGGTTGGGATGAAATACAAGCGCCGCCTTGTCATAAACTCCAAATTGGAGTAGCTAGCTATATTGTTGACACGCTCAAAGGTCCAATGATGCAAGAGAACCCAAGCCTACGGCTCCGCCGGATCGCGCGCGGCCTATCGCAAGCGACCCTCGCGCAGAGCGCCGGGATATCACAACAGCTCATATCCAAGCTCGAAAATGGCACCATATCCATGTCGCCCGAAAGGGCGCAGACACTCGCGGCAATCCTTGGGTGCAAGGCCGTCGATCTTTTACCCGCGTTTGCCAATCAGCCGACGCCCGAGGGCAGCGAAGAGGCCGAGCTCGTGCAGCTCTACCGCGCAATGCCGCCAGACAAGCGACACATACTGTCACAGATTGCCCGCACCTTTCGCATGGAAGCCGAGCAACAAACCCTCCCGAGTGCCATAGCGAACTAGCACCCCTCCCAGCAAAGGAAGCACCCATGAGCAAGAGCCTCACCCTGCGCGCCGCGCGCACCCCTCGCGTTCAAGTCCGGTCGGGCCGGGCATTCTGGGAACCATCGGCCACCCTGCGCCGTCAAGGCTTCAAGAGCCAGGCGCTCGGCATTCTGACCACGGCCGCACTCGCCCAAGCGGACGAGCTGAACACCGGCGCCGATGCCTTCCTGTCAGCCGAGGCCAGCACCCGCCCGGCGGCGCAGACAGTTGCCGACATGCTCGCAAGATATCAAGCTAGCGATGAATGGCGCAGCCTGTCGCCCCGCACACAGCGCGACTATGAACGGCACCTGGCGCGGGCAAAGGCAACGCTTGGCGCAAAGCGGCTCGACCAGCTCACCCGCCGCGAAATCTCGGCATGGCACACCGCCCTTGCAGCCATCAGCCCCGATGATGCACGCAACAGCCTGGGCGCATTGCGCGCCTTCCTGTCATGGGCCGTTGATGAGAACCTGCTTGCGACAAATCCGGCAATCGGGATCAGCGCAGCCCCCCGCGAGCGGCGCAATCGCATCGCAACCCGTGACGAGCTTTGGGCCATGATCCGCACAGCCGAGCGGTTGAAGCTGCCAAGCGTGGCGGCGGTGGCGCTGACCACGGCCGCGACCATGCAGCGCGTCAGCGACATTCTCAGCCTGACCCGCCACCAGATCGACCAGGGCGCGCTTTACCTCACGCAGTCCAAGACCAAGGCCGAGCTGTCATTCCGCCTGCACGCCCTGGTCATTGACCGCCTCGGCACCCTGCCCGATGACGCGCAAGCGCCCCTCTTTCCAAGCGAGCGCACCCGCACAACCTACACCTTGCGCGCCTTTGAACGCGCATGGGACACCGTGCGCACAGCGGCCGCCAAGGATATGCCATCGCTGACCGGCACGGATGCGGCCGTGCGCGAGCCCACGCACAAGGGCGAGCTGGCCGCGCGCGATCTGCGCCGGTCAGGCATGGTCTGGGCCGCACAGAGTGGGGCCAGCATTGCGCAAATCTGCTCTATCAGCGGGCACACCCTGCAAAGCGGGCTCGACATTCTGGAAACCTACCTGCCCCGGCAAAGGCTGCTTGCCGATCAGGCCACGGCCAAGCTCGATCTGATCCGCACGCCGACGATTGAGGATATCGGCGCGCACCTTATGGCCGCTGCTAGCTGACTATCTTGCCGCATTGTTATCTTGCAATCTTGATAGCAATGCGGCAAGATACCTTTGCGGCCGAGCGAACCGGCCGAGCAAAGGAGCACCCATGACAGACACCCCGCAACCGGCCAAGCCGATGAAAGACGCGCCGAAGACAGGTAAAATGCTCTGGCTTCTGGTGGACTACACCGAAGGCGAACACCCGCTGGAAGACGCGCGCAAGGCGTGGACCCTCGGCTTTAATAATCTTGAAGACACCGGCACAGACGAGTGGCAGTTTGTCGGCTGGTGCTGGTCGCAAGATTGTTTCACCGAAGGGCGCGGCGAAGTGATCGGCTGGCTTCCCTGCAACATGCCGCACACGGTGATCCCCTATGACTGCTGAACCGCCAACCATCCTTTCCCTCATCAGCCAGAAAGGCGGGGTCGGCAAGTCCACCCTCGCCCGCCTCATGGCGGTGGAAATGGCGCGCGCCGGGTGGCGCGTGCTGATCGCTGACCTGGACGCAGCTCAAGGCACATCGACACAATGGCACCACCGGCGCACGGCCGCCGAGATCGAGCCTGACGTTTCGGTGATGCGGTTCAGATCGGTGGAGCGCGCGCTGCAAGAGGCGGCGCGCTATGACCTGACCATCCTGGACGGCCCGGCCCATGCCGAGCGCGGCGGCGTGGCCATGGCGCTCAACTCTGCGCTGGTCATCCTGCCCACCGGCTACAGCCTTGACGATCTGGAACCGCAGGCGCGCGTGGCCTATGAGCTGGCCGATGCAGGCGTGCCGCCCGAGCGCATCAGGCTTGCCTTGGGGCGCACGCGAGGAAGCACGAAAGAGGGGCTGGGGGTGCGGGGCTACATCAAGCGCGCCGGGCTCAAGGCATTCGAGCACGAGCTGCGCGAGCTGCCCGCCATCCGCCAGGCGCACACCCTCGGCCGGGCCGCATCGGAAACGCCCTTTGCCAAGATCAACGACGAGGCGCGCGCTGTCGCGGCCGAGATCGCGGCGGCCATGATGAGAGAGGGGATCGACGGATAATGCCCGCATTCAATTTCAAGAAGCAATTCGCCGAGGCGGTAGAATGGGGCCACAAGCGCCAGACAATCCGCGCCGATCGCAAGGACGGCCGCCCGCACTGCAAGCCAGGCGACAGGCTCAAGCTCTACACCGGCATGAGGACCAAGGCTTGCCGCCTGCTGGCAGAGGCCAAAGTGACGCGCACAGCCCGCGTGCGCATCGAAGCGACGTGCATGTATCTCAATGGGCAGATGGTCCCGGCAACATTGTGGGGCCGCGACGGCCCCATGACTGACAACGAGTTTGCCGAGGCGGACGGCTTCCCGAGCTTCACCGACATGGCGAACTGGTTTGATGACACCCACGGCCTGCCGTTCGAGGGCACCGTGATCTATTGGGGTGAGCCGCAATGATGATCAACGCAATTGAGGGCGCGACACGTCGCCTCGGCAAGAGCCAGGGCTACCTCGGCCTGCCGGTACGGGACATTGAAGAGCAAGGCGTGCCTGCAATGGTCACGTCATGGCAACCCACACCGGACGAGCTGGCGGCGCTGGCCGCAGGCGCACCCATCTATGTGACCATCCTCGGCAATCAGCATCCGCCGATCAAGGTTGGCATCGGACCTACACCCAAAGCAGAGGAATTTTCCACATGACCAAACGCCCCGACCTTGGCGCGATCGCGCCGCCGCCCCGCAAGCCTGCCGCCGTGCCGATGACCGAGACGCCGAGCTCGGGCGAGCGCGTCATGGTGAATGTGCGCGTGAGCGCCGACCGCGCGGAATACCTGCGGATGCTATCGGCCAAGACCCGCACGCCACAACAGACGCTCATCGAGCGCGCGATTGATCTCTTGCGCGACGACGCGGGCGAAGTCTGATAGCAATGCGGCTTGCTATCCTGCTAGCTTGCCGCATTGCCTTACCCTCAAAGGACTGCCAGCCATGAGCAAGAACCGCCAGCTTGATCTATTCGTGGCGCTGATCGGCGACGTGCCGTTTCGCGATGAGCGCGAGAGTATGACCGCGCCCCTTGTGAGCCTGTCGAAGAACAAGCGCAATCTGATCGAATGGGACGGACCAGGCGGCCAGCGCGTCACGGTCACAGCGGCCGAGAAATACGGCATCGCGACGATATGGGATTATGACGTGATCCTTTGGGCGATCAGCCAGATCAACGAGGCGGTGAACCAGGGCTTGCCGGTGTCGCCCCGCGTGACCTTCCACCCCTACAATCTCTTGAGCGCAGTGGGCCGCAACATCAGCGGACAAGGCTATGCCGAGTTGAAGGCCGCTCTTCTGCGCCTGACCTCCACCACGGTTGTTTATGAAAGCCCATCGCTAAACGGTAAGCGCCGAACACTCGGGGCCTTTAACCTTCTTGGCGCATCAGGCGTCATAGAAGAGAATGGCAAGATCAAAGAGGCTTGGCTTGAGCTGCCCCCGTGGCTTTACGAAGCCGTCACCCTTGATCGTGACGTGCTGGCAATCTCGCCGCAATACTTCGACCTGACCAGCGGCCTAGACCGCTTTCTTTACCGGCTAGCAAGACGTCATGTAGGCAAGCAAGCAGGGTGGGCGTTCACCTTCCGCGACCTGCACACCCGCAGCGGTTCAGCGCAAGACTACGGGCCTTTCGCCCGCGATTTGCGCAACGCAATCAAGCGCAACGCACTGCCTGAATACAGCCTGACCGAGACGAAGGGCGTGAATGGTCCGACGCTTTCGATCAACCGTGATCCGGCCAAGCTCGAATGGCGCGACCGGCGGTTTGACTTTTAACCCTGTGGATAACTCTGCAACGGCTCGGGGTATCACCCGCGCAGACTTGTGGTATCACACATCGGCGGGGTTGTGGTATCACACATTATCATTCGTGGTATCACACATCGGGCCTTACCAGCTTCACCCGACAAGCCCTTGACTGCATGCAGTTTTCGCGGCAGACCAAAACCGCTTAACTGTTTAACTTAAGATATATATTCTTTAACCCTACTTTGCCGCGCTGATCAGCAGGCGCGCCAGGTCGATCGCCTGCGGGCGGGTCATCCGCAGCCGCCCCACCACGGCCTCGGCCTTGTGCAGAGCCAAGAGCACCCCGGCCGGGGAAGCCGATAGCCCCGGCAGGACGCGGCAAAGAAACTCTATGCTCAACTGCATGAAGCTGGCCCTCTTTTCATTTGCCACCCACCGCCGCAGCCACCCCGGCGGCCCAGGCACCGAGCCCGGCACGTCTGGCTTCACAGTCGATCAGCGCATCACCGAGGCGGCCCGCCATCAGCTCGTAATCCTGCACGCCGAGGAACTGCGACGGGTGCGGGCAAGGTGCAGTGAACACAGCCTGGGGCGGCTCAACGCGCACCGATCCACCGCCTTTCCAGCCGACGCAGGCTGTCAGGGGAAGGCACGCGGCGCACAGCGTCAGGGTCAAGGCGCGCTTCATTTTCGAGCTCCTGTGCGAGAGTGGCCTGCGCAATGCGGCTGGCCTCGATAATCGCGGCCGCCGCCCGGTTGGCATCGGTCACATCGGCAAGGTTCTTTTCCAGGCGCACGATCTGCGCAATCGTCCTTGCGATCTCATCAGCGCGGCCCGATTTATCGCCGGTGTAAAAGCCGTGGCCCCAGAAGGCCGCGACCAGGGCCAGCGCAGCCCCGAGCTTCCCGAGTGGGCTCAACTGAGAAACCACCAGATTGCACGGAGCCAGACGAGCAGCCCGCCAATCACAGCGAGCCACAGCCAATGGAACGTAATTTCAAGACGCATCATCCGGGCACCTATTTGAGAGTTTCAGCGGAAGGCTTGACGGTGTAGGGGCGGGCGGCACCGGCGCGCTGTTGCAGCATGAGCGCCAGGGTTATGATCGGGGCCACGGCTTGCAGCCACTCGGTCAGGGCCGCCACATCACCAGCGCCCCGCAGCGTCACCACGAGCTGCGCGATCGCTCGCAGCACCGGCTCGCCCTGTTCAAGCATGAGCGCCACGGTGCCGAGGAAGATCCAAAAACTGCGGGTGATCAGGAAGAAGATCGGCGGGCGGTTCATTTTCCACCTCCAAACCGAGCCTTGAGCACCGCAGCAAGACCGACAAAGAATGCGGCCAAAGCCCCACCGGCAGGCGCGGGCGGGGCGGGGGCATAGTCCGCGAGGGGCGGGAATACATCAGCGCGCCCCGGAGCGGGGGCAGACGGGGGTGCAACGGGGTTGGCCGGGGGGTGACGTGCCGCAACAGCCTCAATGGCCGCCACAGCGCCGCGTTTTGGCATCAACGCAAGGAGCTCGGCCCCGCGCATGTGGCGGCGGAACCGGGTGCGCCCATCAGGCAGCGCATCATAGACCGGGATCAAGTCGCCATTGGCCTCATAATCGCCGGTGCGGAACAGGGCTTGCTCGGCCTGGCGGCGCTTCATCAACTCCTTTGGCTTGATCCACCCCATGAAGCCGTCGCCGCCCATGTCGCCCCGGTTGATTGCCTCGGTGAGCTTTGCCACGACAATGCCGCCGGTGTTGAAATCGAAAGACACAAGCGCATCGAACTGATGCGGCTTGAGCTTGACCTTGATCGCGCGGCGCACCCGGTCCTCGTATTTGTCGAGATCATCATCGAAGAGCGCGAGCGCCTTCACGAGCTCGGCTTTCACCTTGGCCTCGGGCCAGCCGCGTGTGTCCACCCATCCCATCTTGTTCGGATCGGGACCGCCCGCCGCGCGCGTGTGACCCACGCCATAGGTCGGAATTTTCTTGCTGTCATAGTAGGGGCCAAGCACGACCCCCTCATGCTCGGCGATCTCAAGCACGCCTTTTGTGGTGACTTCCGGCCCGGTCATTTGATGGTCCTTTCAAGCTGGATGATCCGCTGCTCGATCCGCGCCAGGCCGCCAAGCACGTCGCGCTCAATCGATCGGAGCCGCGCCTCGTGGTCGATGATCTGCGCAACCGAGGCTTGCGACCGGGTGTCGATCACCGTCCAGCCTGCGGCGAGGGCGACCAGGAGCATGCCGATCTGCAAGAGCTGGCCGCTGCTGATCGTGTTTTTGTATTCCGGCATGTGCAGCTTTCCGTCGCCTTCTGGGTTGTTTTTGTTCGGCTCGGTCATCAGCTCACACCGCCGCATACTTGATGAAAAAAGCATCGAGCTCGGCCGGGCCTATGTTCCGCACAGCGGCCATTGCCGTAACCAGTGGATCAGGCCGCTTGACAATCGAGGGACGCTGGGCACGCGCCTTTGCCCGGAACCGCAATTCTTGCGGCAGAGACACGATCAGCGCACTGACAGGGACGGGCAGTTTCCCATCGAGCCAGCCATCACCTTCCGCCTCTGTGATCCATGCTTCCTCGACCAAACCAATGACAAGCTGCGCAAAGGACAGATCAGGCACCGGCGGCGGTGGCGGCGGCATCACACCAAGCGCACCTGCGTCCGTCCACTCCCACCGCTCCTGCGGGGCCTCCGGCACAGCGTCAACCTCGCGCCAGACAGTCGCCCCGATTGCCGCAGCCAAACCCTCTGGATCATCAAGAGGCGGTGAAACGGCCACGCGGTTTTCGGGCAAGCGAAAAACGATCATCCTGTGACCTCCACAAATATTTGGGTTGGGTTCACCGCAACGCCCGTGTCAACACGCCGGAAAGACACGGTAAAACTTGACGCTGTGGCTACACCCACCGCCATAGCCACAATGCCGACTGCCGCATTGCAACTGACCTGCACCGAATAGGTGGCATTCGGCATTGCAGTGGGCATGGTAAAGGTAAATTCGCCAGTGGCCGTCCTGGCGATGCTCAAGTTTAAAGATTGACGGGCGACGATTGTATCACCACTAAAATTTCCCCACGCCCGCCCGGCACATATCGGGGCGGAACCTGCGGCATTCAGCGCCTCCTTTGTCCCTGGCGCATTTGCCACGCCGAAGCGGGTGTTGATCGCCGCGCGCGGGGCAAGACTGGCCGGGTCCACCGTGAAATCCGGGTTAGACGACTTCGCGACAGAGGCGGCATCGAGGCCGGTCTGCACGCGATCGGCAGCAGTGGCGGCGGCATCGAGCCCGGTCTGCACGCGATCGGCGGCGGTGGCGGCGGCATCGAGGCCGGTCTGCACCCGGTCGGCGGCGGTGGCAGTCTTATCGAGGCCGGTCTGCACGCGATCGGCGGCGGTGGCGACCGCATCGAGCCCGGTCTGCACACGATCGGCGGCAGTGGCAGTCTTATCGAGCCCGGTCTGCACGCGATCGGCGGCGGTGGCGGCCGCATCCAGCCCGGTCTGCACCCGGTCGGCGGCCGTCGCCACCCGATCCAGTCCGGTCTGCACGCGGTCGGCGGCCGTGGCCACTGCGTCCAGACCAACCTGCACCGCGAACCCCTGCGCCGCTGCGATCTCATCGGCGGTCGGCCCCTCGCCAAACCCACCAGCCGTGCGCACGATCGTTCGACCAAGCGCCACCGGCTCGATCGCATCAATCTCGGGCGACAGCGGGCCAAAGCGCAACGTGCGCCCAGCTAGGGCGGCCCGCTCCTGCGCGGCCATGGTCAGCCGGTCGGCCGACCTTTCATGCGCCGAGCTCGGGAAATCACCAGCCTCATAATTCACCTGCTGCACCAGCTCGGTCACGCGCTCGCGCACAACCTTTTCGCCCACGAGTGGCGCGCCGTTGGTGATCTCGATCGACCCACCAGGATCGCCCGTGCCGCTGACAATAAAGGCCGGTGTGCGCGGCGTGCCGTCCACCGCGTAGATTGTCACCCGCACATCGGCGGGCTTGTCGAACCGAAACGACACGGGAAAGATGACCGAAACCCCGTCGCCATCGTCTTCCTGCGGGCTATAGGCAGAGGAAACGGTCATTAAATCCACTCCATTTTGGAGTGAGATACTACCTATTGTGTGGTAAAACGCAAGCCGTCAACCTGCCACGTTGCTCAAATCCGGGGCGCGCTTGGGTAAAGCATCGCCGGGCCCCCACCAAGCGGGGTTTCGGTTGTCCCTGATCCGGCGCTTTTCGCTGTCGCGCCAGGCGCGCTCGGCCTCGGGGTCAAGCATCCTCTGCAAGTTGTCGAAGAGCCCGCGCTGGAAGGCAGACGACCAATACCAGACGCCAGTTACGGGCGTGTTGTAGCGCAAGAACCCGGTCAGCTCGCGCCCGAACTTGGCCTCGCCGCCCACAGCCGCCTTTGCGCCAGTCACGCCCAGGCTGATCAGATCACCCGCCGCGCCGAACATCGGCCCCGCGAGTGTGCCCTCAATGCCGCCACCAAAGCGGTTGCTTTCCGATGACAGGAAGTCGCCGAAGATACCGAACCCGCCACCCTGCAAGATCGCCGCACCCAGAAACTCGGGGCTGTCCATCGGGCGCGGATCGCGGCCCTTGACGAGCTCTTTCATCTGGACGCTCACAGCGCCCATCAGCGTAACCATCGCCATCATGGATGAGGCATAACCGACCCGGCTCCAAACCCCATCATAGGTCATCGTGCGCCTGATCTGGTTATAGAGCACCGACATGCCGAAAGTCTTATACATGAAGCCCGAGCGCGCCAGCTCGCCAATGAGCGTGCCCGGCCTGGTCTGGTCCAGAAAGATCGCCTGGCCTTCCAGCGAGGCCGAGGGGATCGCAAACTCGGTTTGCTCGTGCAGCACCGACATGAGCCGCACGGCCAGATCGTCGGCCTGCGCCTCGGGAATATCGGTGCGGCCGCGCACCTGGTGGGGCACCAGGAAGGTGGCCCCATCCTCGGCATGCAGCTCGGTTGCGCGGATCACTTCCCACTCGGCGGCCGAGAAGCCCTTGCGGTCCAGCACGGTTTTGAGCGCCGGGTTGATCCGGTCATAGGGCAGGGTGGCATTGTCCGCGAGAAAGCCCATAAATTCGAGCTGGAACGCATGGCGGCCCGCCTCGGTCCACTTTGACAGGCCAGAGGCGCGCATGACAAAATCGGACAGGCGCGCCGCGCGCTCGGGCGTGAACACTTCGCCCATGTAACGCGCCTGCGCCGCCCCCACATTGGCCATCTGATCAGCGATCAGGCCCATGCGCACCGCCTGCACAGGGCTGCGCGTCAGCTCGCGAAAGAGCTGGCGCATGACGCCCAATCCCGCCATGCCGACCTTGCGCGCCGCAGCCGCCTGAAAGCCTACGTCCGTGACGGCCGACACGGCCGCAGCACCAAGCTGCGCCGACACCAGGACCGCGCGGGTGCCCGCAAGGAAGTTGGCCAGATGCTCATCCACCGGCTGCTGCGCCGCGCCCGAATGCAGATCGAGCATGACGCGGGCCTTGTTGGCGGCCTTGCGCGCCTCATTCACGGCGGCCGTGCGGGTTTCGCGCCAGGGGGCCTCTTCGGCCGTCTTCATCGCGAGCTGGCCCAGGTAAGTGATCCCGGCCGTTGGGTTCGGGCCGAGCACGCGCATTGAGGCCGTGTCGCGCGCATAACCATCAAGCGTGCTCACAATCGACGTGAACGGGTCTTCCGACCCAAAGCGGCCGTTGTATTCGAGCCAAGTGTCGCCATCGCGGAAATGCAAGACCCGGCTTGTGTCGCGCCGACCGCCGACCGACAGGCCGCGCTCGGTGAAAGAGGCATCGCGCTTTGACCATCCATCGGTGGTGATCGTGCGGAAAACCTCATTCAGAAACTCATCGGCCCGGCCGCCCTTGGAGGGCAAATTGCCCTTCACGGCAAAGGGCTTTTCCGTGGTGCGATCCTTGATCCGGCCCCAATCGAGCTTGTCCCAGATGAAATCACGCCAGGCGTCGAAGCCTTCCGCCTCGATTGCGCGGCCGTTGTGGTTCATCGGCAGGCCGTAGTTTTCCAGCTCGCCGATATTGCCACCGGCCGCATTGTGATCGCGCCGCGCCCGATCGAGCACCTTGCGCACGGCATCTGCCATTTCCTTTGCGGCGGCATCCTTGGTTTCAGCGCCGAAGAGCGCCCGCGTCACTTCCTTGAGCTTGGCCTTGTTCCTGACCGAGCCCACGATATTGCGCGAGAAGGTGGAAAGCACCTTGTCCAGCTCGGCATGATAAAAGCCCTTGAGGCTCTTTGCCACCGACACAATGCCGGGGATCGCCGACGCCTCATCGCCGGTGATGAATATCCGCAGGGCATCGGCCGGGTTGGCCTGGCCGCGCAGCGTCCGGTGGGACGCCATGAGCTGCCCGTTGCGCCGGGCCGCCTGCAAGCGCAACAGGGTCAGGCGGCGCTTTTCCCCGGCGCGCGCGGCCATGATCGGTTTCACGTCTTCGGCCGCCGCAGCGTTAGCGGCGTCCACTCCCACCCGCTGCGCATATTCCGCCCGCAGATCAGTGAAGAGCTGTTGCGCCTCGCGGCCACGGGCCGGGTCCATTTCCTTGCCGTCTACGGCGGCCTGGATGCAGTCGAAAAGGCTCATGTCTCATTCCCTTGATATCAAGATAGCATGAAAGCTGGCTAGCTGACTTCGCCCAGATCATTCGTTTCCATGCAGCCCATGCAGTGCAGCTCGTGCGCCTCATCGACAAACACCGCCTCATTCATCACCATCCGGCCGCATGTTGCGCAGTGAAAGAGGAAGGTCTGCGCGCCCTCCTGATAGTCAGCCGCGTGCAGCACTTCCCCGGTCAGGCCGTCGCCATCGCGGCCGGTCATGCGGGAACACCATACTTGGCGATAGCCGCGTTGAGATACCTCTCTGCGGCGGGCCAATCTTCCTCACCGAGCACACCCGCAAGCCACTCCCCCAGGATGCGAAGCGGGTCCGTCTCACGCCGATCCCCCTCAAGCTCCTTCTGCCGGTTGAGCGCAGCCACCCCATAGTCAAGGAGCGCATAGATCGCCGTTGCGGTTGGGCTGACCCCGCCGACCGCCGCTGCATCCAGCCGCTCGGCCTCCGCGACGATCAGCGGCACCGAGATTGACCCAAGAGCGGCCGGATACGGCCCACGATCCGCGCGCAAATTGCGCGACACCACATCATCCTTTGCAGACATTGAGCACCCCCAGAAATTCATCATCAAGATCGAGATCGGCGAGCACGTCGCTTGCCGTCATCACTTCCGGCGCGCCGTCGATCAGGCGGCCGGTGGGCAGCTCGAAATCCTCGCCGCGCGCCAGCGCCTCGCGCAAGGCATTCTCGGCCGCGCTGATCTGGCCCCTGACTTCGGGCGCGGCAGGCGATGGATCTCCAAAGAGATCATCGGCCGCGCCATCACTGACCCGGCCGGTATCGGCAAACATATCGAACTGATCACGCGCGGCCGTGTCAAACAGGCCATCATCGGCGGCGGCCTGGCCGCCACGCATGGGGGCATCCATCTGCGCCGCCATGCGGTCGCGCGCGGTGATCGGGTTCACGCCTGGCGCAAGGAGCTGATCACCGGCGGCCGTCAGCTCGGATGCGCGGGCAGGGTCCAGAACACTTTTTGCGACTGCCGCCGCTTCATCAATCGCTGCGAACAGGTCTACCCCGTCATCGGCGGCAGGGTCTAGGCCGCGCCCGATCCCATCGCTTTTGTCGCCTGGTCCGCTTCCTGCGCCTTCATCCGCGCGACCATTCGGCGCTGCAACATCGCCCGGCCTTCCATCGCCGCCATCCAGGAGCCGAGCAAGGCCGCCTCCCTCAATTGCGGTTCTGACAAATCCGAGGAAGTCATTGACGGAGCCACGGACGTTCCCGCCGGTTCGGACGTTGCGGGCGGCTGCTGTGAGGGCGTCATCGAGCGGCCCGGCTCGGTTGACGAGGCGCTCGACAAGTCCGAGGGCGAGCTCGTCGGCCGAGAGGCGGGCGGTGTTTGTTGCATCGGTGAGCGCATTGCCCGCCTCCTGGATACGGTCGCGCTCGCGCACGAGGGTTGCAAAAACGCGCTTGTCAGACTTGAGCTGCGCCAGGGCCTTTGCCATGACCTCGGCTCTTTCCTTGAATAGCGTCTCTTCGGGCAAAAAGTCATCCCCAAAAAGCGAAGCCTGGCCGCCCCCATCGCGATCAGCTTTCGCCAGCCCGGCGCGGTGGGCATCGGCGACAATCTGGCGCGCCTCGGCCATGGAGCGCGGCTTCATCTGCACCAGGACGCGCAGAAGGGCATTCTGCATGGCCGGGTCACGCGACACGCTCGGCACGAGTGCGGCCTGATCCTCGCGCACAAGCCCGTTTGTCACCATGTCAAAGCCCTCATCCGAGAGCTGCATCAGGCCGCGCGCGTCCCGCGCCTGGCTGCTGCGCAGGGTCAGCCGATCGAGCATGGCGGGATCGACCCGCAGCACCTTGGCCGCGTCGATCGCCGTGGCGCTGCCTGCCTCGATATTCTTGACGGCCGCGAGCGCGCGCACATGCTCGACCGTATAGCCGTCATCCTCGCGCAGCACGAAAGCGTTAAACTCAATTGGCGGGTGGCCCTCGCGTTCCAGGCGCTCGGCGAGCTGCTTTCTATGGTGGCCATCCGCGATATAGGTGGCCCCGTCGCGGCGCTGATGCAGGATGAAATCCCCGGCCAGAAGCTCATCCCACGAGCTCACGCGGTCCATGGGCGTGCCCACGCCGCCCGCATCCACCTCGGTTCGGAACTGGTAAGCCTTCGGGTCAACCCGAACAATAGAGGCCGCCACGCGGCTCATGCGCGGGGCAGGGCGGCCACTGCTGTAGTAGGGCGTTCCGGTCAGCGCGCCGATGAGCTGGTCACGATCGACCCGCGCCGCGTTCAGCCCGTCGCCCGCATAGACCGAGCGCCCGCTTGCATCCGGCAGGGCGGCCCAGATACCGGCCAGGCGATCGCCGAACTCTTCCGCGTCGATCCGCCCCGCCTTGAAATCATCAAGCCCCGCGTCCTGCATCAGTGCCGTGCCGAGGCGGTCTTGCATGTCGCGATCAAAGAGCTCGTCGCCCGTGAGGCCGAGCCGATCGCGCAGGGGCCGCAGCGTGTCGCGCAAAATCTGAAAACCCCCCGCCGCCGTGCTGGCCGCGCCCGCATCGCGGTTGGCGGTCTGCCAGGCGTCCACTTCATCAAGGGTCATCTGCGTGAGCGGCTTGGGGGGCGCGATGACCGAGTAGGAGCTCGGCGTGTCATAGCTGCCGCCCGCCTCACTATCCCGGATCAGGTCAGCGACACTTGCCTCGATCGCGCGCGGGCTGGCCCCGGTGCCGCGAATGCCATCCAGCTCGTCGCGCATTGCCGCGCCCTCAGAGCCCCAGGCCGTCGCCTGGCCTGCCCCCGGCTCCACAAGATCGACGTGAATATGCGCGCCACCCATGTATTCCGAGCCGAGCCCGATCCCCTTTGCCCCGCGCCGGGCCGCCGCGCGGGAAATCTCGCGCATCAGCTCGGGGTTGCTGGCCATCGTGATCTGATTGCCATCCTTGTCATAGATCGCGATATCGGCCGCATCGCCTGTCTTGTGGCGGTTGGAGCCGTGCTGCGGCAGATCGCCCTCCTGGCCAGACGTGACGACAACGCGCGCGCCCGGCCCCACGGCATCCTCTACCGCCGCCGAGATCACATCGAGAATGGGTTGATCCGGCGGGTTGGGGCGCGCCGGGCCGAGCTCAAAGTCCATGCTGATCGTGGAGCCGGGCCGCGCATCGGGCTTGGCTTTTGGCGGGGTTGTCAGCGCCTCGACCTTTGCGCCAGACGTGACCGGCACATCTGCGCTTGGCGGCCGCCCGCCGTCGATATCGCTCACCGCCTGGTCGGTTTGCTTCCAGTTTTCCGAGCCCTTGACGGCCGGGCCGATATCTTCCTCGGCCACCTGGCGCTCAAGCGCGTTGACGGCCGCACGCTGTTCAGGAGCCAGCGCGCTTGCATCCTTGCGCAGCCGCTCCACGAGCTGCCGGTTGGTAAAGCTCGCCCCAGCCAAGATCGCCTTGCCACCGGCACGAAACGCCACCGGCAGAGCCGCGCCAACAACACCGGCAAAGGCAAGCTGCGTCAGGGCATCGGGCTTGGGGATATCGAGCCGCTCGGCCATTTCAAACTGCGCAGGCAGGGTGCCCGCCTCGCCGACGATCGACAGGCCGCCCTCCACAAGCATCAGGCGGCCCAGGTTCGCGGCAGAGCCGACGCCCAGAGTGGCGATCGCCAGAGGCAGGTTTACCTGATCCGTTGCGGCTGGCCCCATGCGGCCGATGAACTCGGGAACCGTGCTGCGCAAAAAGCTGTCAGGGGCGGCCTTGAGTGTCGCCTGCGCATCATCCCATTCCTCGCGCAGCTCGCGGTTCACATCGGCCTCGATCTCGGCCCGCGTGATCGGCAACCCGGCGAATGCCTCGGGGTTCTTGGCCCGCGCGCGCAGGATTGTATCCATGCGCTCATCCTCGATCCGCTCACCGGGGCGCACGTTGGGAAGCAAGAGCGCCTCTTCCAGCGTCAAGCCATCGGCCGGCGCCGGTCCCATGCCGCCCCACCCGCGCGGCTCTTCACCTACGCCCTTGGCCACCTCCATCAGCTTATCAAGCCGGTCGCTGTATTCCCGATCGGTCAGAAACCAGTAATCGGTTTCGATCGCCTCGGCCTGCGCACCGGCCGCGATGATCTCGCCGGTGGACACGTCAGGCATTTTGCGTGGCGCGCTGGCCGCCGTCATGTCCATTGGCGCGCGCAGCTTTACCGCTTTGGGCGCACCGGGATTTTCCATCGCCGCAAGATCGGCCTCGGCCGAGGCGATCACCGCATCATCCTTGCCCCTCATTCCGCATATCCCGTTCTGTTGCGCTGGCTGGCGGGCGCGGCAGGCGCGGGCTTGGCGGCCGGATTTTTCAGGAAATCGACCGAAAGCCGGTCAATATCGACATAGAAAAACCCGTTGCTCGTGCCAGGGTCTTGATACCATTCGACCTCGCCGCGCCGTGACTTGACGCCGAGCCGGTAGGTTGTGCCCTCAACCCACATCAGCACGGCATTTTCAGGCGTCACAGGCGTCTCGCCCTCATGCGGCAGGTTGCCGGTCAGAGAGGCGGCTTTCCAGTTTGCATCGGTCGCCTCGCGCACAAGCCGCGTGGCGCTCTTGCGGTCCAGTGTAGGGGGCAGTTTGACCCGCAGCCCGTTCACGTCCTGCACGCCGCCGAACTGCGTCCCGCCCACCGTGACGCCACCCATAACCGCCTGTACGGCCTGGCCAAGCAGATCGACCTGTGATCCAGGATCGTTCAGCGTGACCTTGCCGGGGGCCATGTGCGCATAATACGCCTTTGCCGCCTCGATCACTTCCTCGCGGCGGCCGGGCTGCGCGCCAACCGTGCCGTCAATCGTTTCCTCGAACACCGCAAGGGCTTCCTCGCTCGGGGTGCGGAGCTCATCGCCCGCCGCCATCGCCTTTCGGCCGGAAAGGATGATCTTGGCAACGTCCGTGCTGCCCGTCTCGAAAACGAGGTTTCCCGCGCGCTGCACAACCGGATCAAGACCGTCAATTTCCTTGAACACGACAGAAGCCCCAGGGCCGAAGCCGTCAATTGCCGACACGACAAATGCGAGCTGGTCATCAACCGATCCCTCATTCGCGACCTCCTTGAAATTTGCCCGCTCTTCCTTGGTCAGCACAAAGCCGCTGGCCCCATAGTCGTTTTTCAAGACACCGATCAGGGCCATGCGGGCATTGACACTTTGCTGATTGCCCAGATCGAGCGGTGCGGCCCCCGGCACACCCGCTTTCATGGCATAGCTGACCGGATCAGCGGCCAGCTCGCGCTTGGCCTCGGCGTCGATCGCTTCCAGCGACGACAAAAAGGCCCCGTCAACACTCGCGTCATCCACCTTTATCCCCCGCGCGCGGGTCTGCTCGATCAGGGCGGTTCGCTCGGCCGAGGTTGCAGCATAGAAGTTTCCGAGCTGCTGGCTGGCCAGAAGCGCGCCTTCCAGCTTGGGCGCATATTCGGTGCCGGTGGCTTCCTCGCGCAAGCGGGCGATATCCTCCGGCGCAACGGGCGCACCCCGCACGAGAAGGCCGCGCGCAGTATCGACCTCGCGCTCAAGCACCGATTTCTTGAGGGTTTCGGTCTGTTCTGCCGCCCGCGTGGCGGTGGCCAGATAGCGTTGCCGCTCCGTCTCATCGAGCCCGTATGCGCCCGGTTTGGCCAGCTCGGTTGCGGCCGCGCGCGGATCGGTGTTGATCGCACCGAGCGTCATGCCCACAGAGATATCGCCATCCAGCTCGACCCGCGCCGCCTCGGCCTGCTCTGCCGTCAGGTGCCCCGCGGTTTCCAGAGAGGCGATCGCTTCCAGCCCGCGGTTATAGGCAATCTCAGCTTCTTCCGGCGTGGCGGCCGTTGGCACGGCATTTGCGGTGGCGCGCAGGGTTCGGCTCAATGTCGCCCGCGCATGCCCCCCCGACAGCTCATTCTCGCGCGCATAGACCCGCGCCTTGGCCGCCACTTTCGATTGCGCAATTTCGAGCTGCATCCGCGCTTTCTGCCGGGGTGTGCTGACCCCATCAAGCACGGATTTTTCCAGCGCGCCGAGACGCTCGCCATAGCGCGCGCGCATGGTCCTGAAATCCATGTCAGTCGTCAGCTCGGCGTTGAGCGCGCCGAGCCCTTCGGTCAGGGCAAGGCGGGCGTCGTTTACCTCGACCTCCTGGCGTGCGTTTTCCAGCGTGGCCCCCACATCGGCGATCGCGCCGCCGAGCTGCTGGATGCCCCGCGTGTCGGGCGCGCCGAGCTCGCGCACGCGGGCAGGGCCGGGGGCTGTGGTTTGAGGGCGGTAGTCCCGAATTGCCATGATCAGCCCCGCATTTCTCTAAAGTCGCCATAGCCTTTGATCGCGGTGCCGAGCCCGCCAAGGATGCCTTGGGTTCGGGCGTTCTTGCCCTCGTACCGCGTCATCGCTGCACCCGCACGGATCGCCTGTGCCTGGTTCTTGCCGTCCACAATGATGTTGAGCTCATCGAGCTTGGCCGCGCGCTCGGCCTCCTGCGCCAGCAAAAGCCCCGTGCCACGCTTGGCCGATCCACCATAGGCTGCAATATCGCCACGCAGCGCCCCGCGAAACTTGTCAAAGCTGCGGCGGGCGGCCCCCACATCGGCGGCGGTTTTCGTCTCTAGCTGGTCGGCCTGCGCGTCCTGGTTGGCGGCGTTTATCTTGGCGGCCCGGCCCGCGCCGATCCCGCCCGCGACCTGACCAGCGGCCGAAAGACCGCTTCCGATCAGCATCAAGGGTGTAAAGCCCATCGCTCAAACCTCGTATTCTGGGAAAATCGCCGTGATCGTCGCAGGCCAGGCGGTATCGTTGACGTAGGAAATCTGCGCCGTGTCCTCGGAGCCCGGCGGAAACACATTGCGCACGCCGTCAAAGAGGGCGGGCGCTGCATCGAGCGGCGTAGCCCCCAACTGAAAGACCGCTTGCTCCTTGCCGCCCATGAAGATCGAGCCGCCCATGGATGCACGAAAGGCTATTGCCAGATCCGACACACGCTTGTTTTTGGGCGTTTGAGCCAGATCAGGCATGCCCATATCAAAGGGCAAAGTGTCGTATTGGCTGCGGTAGCGCAGGCCGATGATGACTTTTGATCCGGCAAAATTGAGCGTGGCCACGCCGCCCGTGACCGTCACCGGCGGGTGCGAGTTGCCATCGACCAGGGCGATGACCTCCCGGCCTTCAAGGTGATCCAGCCCGGCAAAGACGGTTGCGGGCACTCCGAGATCATAGGTCACGGCCGCTTGCAGATATTGTGCATCAGCGATCCCCTGGCCAATCTCGGGCCGGTGGCGGTCAAACATGCGCTCGATCTGCACCAAGCCGTCACGCCGCACAGCCATGAACAGGGTTTCACGGCGGCCGCCCTCGACCTTGAGCACAGCAATGCTTTCGATCGGATCGCCCACGTTATGCCGGTGCCAGGCGAGCACGTCTTGCTCGGGCAGATAAGTGAGGGCGGCAAGCGTGCCGTCCTCAAGCAGACACCAGATCAGCGGCCAGGGGTTGCGCTGATAGCACGTCTCAATAACACCAGGGCCAAGGATATGCGCGGCCAGGAGCGAAAGATCGGCCGGGGTCCAGCCGTCGCTGCGCAGATCGAAGCCGGTGGACAGAAGGCGGCGGCGGCCCGCATCGGTGAAGATCGTGCGGTTTCCCACGGCCAGCCCCGGAATTTCCGATGATCCCTCATTCGTCGCGGGCTCAGTGATCAGGTTATTGACCCGCACAGTGTCGCCGGTCTGGTCAGGGCGCGCCACCCATTCCGGCCCATCGGTGCCGATCATCATCACCTTGGCAGGGCAGAGCCAGCGCACGGCCTCGGTTGCGCCGTCCACCAGATCGCGGGTCAGGGCGCTGTCATCCAACACGCCAGGCTCAAAATCGTTGAAGCCATCAATCGCAGATTTGTGCAGGCGGTAGGGCTCAAAGGGCGTGCCCGCCATCCAGAGTGCATTTTTGTAAAGCGCGCCGGTGGTCGGATAACCGCGCACCCCAGAGAACGCGCCCTCTCGCCAGCGCCAGGTGTTAGCGGTCACGAGCGCCTCGGGAAGCCTCTTGATGACGGTGCATGTAACCGAAGTCGGGCTTGAGTATCCGGTGACACGGACGATGCCGAAGCCAGAATGCAGATATTCCCAATTGACCCCGTTGCCGTCATTGCGAATGCCGACCTCATGCTCGGGCGGATAGGCGGACGTGCCGGTTGTACCGCCGATCAAGGATCGGTAGGCGCGGCCGTTGAACCGCCGGATTTGAAGATTTACAGCCGGGACTTCAGGAAGCCACAGCGGCTCGGTGATTTCATCTCGCTCTTCCAGTCGGAAGTACGCCCCGACATGGCCAGGCTGAAACAGCGCCGCAGAGGCGGTCAATGTGATAACTCCCGTCACCCCGTCTGCCGACAGGGTAAGGGCTTTGTTGGCGTTCTCATCAAGAAACGGGCCATTCTCAATGCGGGCGTCCACCAGGCCAAAGCTCACGCTCGGCAATGGGAACCGGATCAGCTCCTTGACCGGCCCGCCAGAGAATATCCACTGGACATTGTTCGACTGCGCCCATTGCAGAAAGATCAGATCATCCGCCGCGTAAGGGGTCGCGACCTCATCGACCATTGCATCCCCGGCCGCCATGTCGGCATCATAGATGCGCACATAGCCGGGGCCATGTTCCAGCAGATAGGCGGCCTGCGATGAGCGGTTGAAGGGTGCCAGGCGCACGCGGGCGGCCGTCTTGGCCATTGCGAGGTGTTCGGTGCCTGGGGTGCGCTCCACCCCGCCCCGCTGGCGCACAATCATGTTGCTGACCTTGGCGGCTGCAACCCGGACCGGGTTCAGGTCAGAGGCTTGCCACAGATCAGGGTCAACCTCGCCGCCGGTAAGCGCGCGCTTTGGCATTTCCATTTAGAGCGGCCTCCGCGCGCCGAGCCAGCTTCCCGTGTCGCCGCCAGTCGTCTCGCCGGGCGAGCTTTCCATCGCATCTGTCATCGCGGAAGAGCGCCGCAGGCGGGCGCGGTCCTGGCGCAGCTCGTTGCCGCGCTTGCGGACCTCATTCGAGGGGAGGCGGTTGACCAGGGCGAGCGCGAGATCGAGCGCCAGGAGCTCGCAGAACATGGGATCGAACTCTTCCTCATTCGTAACCCGGCCGACATAGGCAATTGTTATCGGCGGCACGCCACAGACCAGCAGGGAACGCCCCTGGACCTGGTATTTGATGCCCTTGTTTTCGAGCCGCCAGAGCCGCAGGCAATAGAGCTGCGCCCCACCCGCAGGCAGGGCGCATTTGTGGGTGAACCCGAACTGCGCAACCGGCAAGGCCGATCCCGGCAGAGCGGCAAACCGCATGGCAAAATTCCACGGGTAGGACCGAAGCAGGGCATCGCGCACAAGCGGATAACGCTCACGCACCATCACGGCCGTCTGGTCGCGCGAGGCGTCCAGATCAGCTATCGGATCGCGGCCAAGGTGCATCAAGGCGGCGGATGCGATCCCGGTGCGTGATTGTTCTTCGCTCATGCGCCCTGCACCTTATTCGGTGATGTAGACGAGATCGACAGTGACAGTCCCGGCGGCGATGGAAGCGGTTTTCATGGTCAGGATGATGTCCATTTCCCGCTTTGGATCAGCCGTCAGCCCGGCGTGCTGCCAGAGCGCAAGCGCCTCACCAGCCACCGGGATTGCAGAAGCGCCTTCCACGGTGCCGGTCGCCGCAAGGGTCTGGCCATCTACCAGACAATGAGGGTTTTCCGGCGTGCCGAGATCGGTATCCGTCATCCCGGCAATGCCGGACGAGTGAATTTTGCTCAGGCGCGAGACGCGCGCGTGTGACGGCAGACGGCCCACGACAAAGGTGGAGTTGATGCTGTCACCATTCAGGATGGCGGCGGTGAAACAGGACGTGCGCAGAGCGCCGTGGTTTACGGTCACATCGGCCTTGCCTGGCTTGGCGGCGGTGAGATCGGGCATTCCGGTGGCGAGAGCTTGACGAACAGCCATGAGAGATTTCCTTGTGTAAGAAGCGGGGAAGGGTGAAGGGAAGCCGGGCGATCAGGCCGCCCGGCGTCAGCTCGTTGCGGCCGATCAGACCGGCAGGGCTTCCTCGTTGCAGAGGATTTTGATCACGCGGCCTTCCTCAGAGCGGATCGCGCCATAGCGCGCCTCGCAAAAGAGCTGCGTGGTATAGTTTTTGTCGGCCCGCTCGCTGATCTTTACTTTCGGCTCCATCCAAGGCTGCACCAGCAGACCCGAAGGCACCCAGACCGGCACCTCAACATAGCTGACCGCACCGATCAGGATTTTGTTGAGACGGTTCGACACGAACACATCGAAGCCGAGGAACTGCGTCACCCGGCCATCCTTGACCACGCCGCCGAGCTTCTGAAAGTCGATGTTCTTGACTTCGGCCAGGTTGCGCAGGATGCGGTGCTGCCGGGGCGTGATCGCCATCCACGGCATTTCTTCCTCAAGATCGACCTCGGCAAGCTCGAAGAGCTCGATTGCGTTGTCCATCTTGTCGCGGTTGATCCCGGAGCCCACGCCGCCCACGTCCTGACTGATGACATGCGCCGGATCAAAGACTTTGGTTTTGTCTTTGTCCTTACCTGCGGTCACGTCGCGGAAGAAGGCGGGCACAATGATCTTGCCATCGAGCGCGCGGTGCTGCGCCGCGATGATCGACATGGTGAGATCGTTCGACGGATCGGCTAGCATCGACAGGCGGTCAGTCGTGGTCACAGGAACGGTGACACGGATCGGCACCGGGAAGGCCCAACGGGGGAGCATTTCAGGGTGCGTCCATTTGGTATCCGACAGATCAGCGCCGCCGATCTCAGCCTCGAAAGGCAGGATATGGTCCACGAGCTGCGCGCCGTCAGCCTTGACCGGCGCAACCCACTTCACCTTATCCTTGAAGCGGGATTTCTTCTGTTGCAGTGCCAGGTCATAGCCGATCTTGAAATCGTCGGCGTAGCCTTCATACTTGCTATCTTCGGGCATGGGTTCACTCCCCTTAAAATGCCTAAGTTTCAGACCAAAACTCGACAGGGGCGGCCAGTCTCAACTAGGCCCTATCTTCGCGCCGAGCGGGGCGCGCACCCGAGGACTTTCCCATCTTGTCCCCCGGTCCCGCGATCTGCGGGGCGGCCGGTGCTTTAGTTATCACTCCAATATGGAGTAAAAAACAAGCCCCTTACCACAATAAAAAGCCCGGCCGTGGTGATCCAGGGCCGGGCGGGGTGACAAAGAGGGGCCGGGGCTACTTCTTGCCTTCGGCCCGGCGCTTGCGGCGTATCGCCCGGTTCATCATGCGGTCAATCTCATCGCCGATCTCATCCAGCGTTTTCCGTTTCAGCTCACGGCGAAAGCGCAAGGCGGCAAGCCTTTGCTTTTCATCATCTTTTAGGTGTTCTTCCCAATTTGCTGCCATGATCTTGTAAACCTCCATGCACTACACAAGCCACGCCCGCAGAAATAGCACCGCCCTTTCTGCGTTGATACTATGGGGAACGGGCATACAGCGCACCACACTACACGCGCAATAAAAAACCCCCGGCAAGCCGAGGGTCACACACTAAAAACATAGGTAAGATCAGATCAGTTGCGCGCCGATCGCTTCCAGATAGGCGACCTTGAGGGCCTGGTCAGGGATGACCAGAGCAATGCTTGCCAGGATCGCAGGCTCATCATCCCGCCGCATCACATGCACAGTATCACGGGCCAGGCTGGCGGCATGCGCGACAATGGCCGTTGCACAAACGCCAGCGGGAAGCGGCTCGATCGCCGCAGCAAACAGGGTGTCAGCCGTCTGCTCATCACAGCTCGCAACGAGCCGCAAAGTGTGCGTCATCTGATTTCTCCATCGTAGATTTTGTTGGTTCGCAAAGTTGTTCCACCACATAGGGGCATAAATTCGGGCGGGTCAACCCGAAGATGACCCGCCCCAATCACCTTTTACTGCGATCCGCGACCGGCGGCACGCTTGAGCTCTTGCATCCGGCGCAAGGCGCTTGCGTGCTCAGGGTGATCGTGCTTGGTCAGGGCCTCCACATTCTTTGCGTTGAAGGCATCGAGCTCGGCCTGTGCGTTCTTGCCTGCATCGCCCCCGCCCTTGCCGCCACCCTTGAGCGTGTCATTGCCGCGCGCGACCGCCAGCTCGTGCAGGATTTTGGTAAGTTGCGCGCTGCCCACCACCTTGCCGACCCGCAGGCTTTCGACCGCCGCCTCATCGAGCCCGACCTCGGCGGCCACTTCCAGGGCGGCGCGCACGTTGACCTCGTAGCCATCGCCCCACTCGCGCTTGAGCGTGGTCTGCATGCCCTCTTCATCCGCCTGCGCGGCCGTGGTGTAGTTTTGCGCATCGGCCGCGATCTCGGCCGAGTAGAAGCCGAGCACGCCCTCGACCTGACCAGGGGTCAGGTTGATCTTATGAGCCGCCGCCAGCAAGCGCCCGTGCCGGTCATCGTCATACTGGATCATGCCCTTGATCGCGTCGTCAAACTGCGGTGGCTTCACGGTGTAGCCGGTGGGCTCTTCGGGGATGCCGAGGCGCTTGGCCAGGCCGCTTTCCTTGAGCCAGTCCGCATGCTTTTCCGGGTCATCCGGCGGCCCGGCAACCTGGTCGCCCCGGATCAGCTTTTCAGCCCCGCGCAGGGACTTGTAGAGATCGGCCGGTTTTTTGAACGCCTTGGCTTCCAGATAGGCTTTGGTGTCGTCATCGACCTCATCGCCAAACCACTTGAACGGGTGATCTGCGGGCTTGCCACCGGCAGGGTCAGCCTCCCCGGCGGGCTTGGCTGCGGCCGCAGCGGCCGCCGCTGCGGCCGCATCACCACCGGGGGAGGAACCGGCGGCGGCGGCCGCTGCGGCGGCATCACCGCCAGCAGGGTTTCCCTCGCCTTCCGGCGAAAAGACCATGCGACGGATCAGGGTAAAACGGTTCATTCGGATGCTCCATTCGGATTGCTGTAAAGGTCCAGATCAAGGCCCGCTTGGGCGCATGACGAGAGGAAAAGGCCGAACTGGCGCTTGCCCTCATTGATCAACACATCATCGCGCGTGGCCTTTGTGGTGCGCGTGGTGTTGGAAAGGTGCAGCGCGATCGCCAGAAAGGCGCGCGTGTGCCGGTGCTGCATCGGCCCGGCCAGCACGTTGACCACCGATTGCGCCTCTTCATCGGTGCATTTGAGCACACCCTTGATGAGCTGCGCCGGGCCGAAGGGGCTTGCGGCCGTCATCACGCAACGCCCGTCAGATGATCGGCCGCCGCAAGCGCCGCGTCCAGGCGCGTGCGCTCGGTCTTGGGCAAAGCCACATCGGTTGCCACCACACGCACCACATCGGCCAGCTCGGCGAGGGCCGAGCGCAGCCTGAAACTGTGCAGCTCGTCCAGGTTGTTGCCCGGCCGGCTGCTTTTTGCCACCGCGCTTGTCTGGTCATAGAGCCATTGCTTGAGCAGATAGCCCTCAAGAGCCCATATCTTCTGGCGGGCATTCTCGCGCGCGATCTTGCGGCCGATCTCGGCATCAAAGTTTTCCGGCGAGGCCGCCGCACTTTCGCCGGTCACAGTGAAGCCGTTGCGCAAGATCAGCGTGCAAAGCGTCAACGTGGTGCCAGGCGGCACATAATATTGCTCTGACGAGATTGCGCCATCAATCACGGCGGGGGTCAGGCGTGGGGCCGTGAGGCCCTTTGCCTGGATTTGCTTTTCGATTGTCGCTTCTGAATGTTCCAAGGGGTTCGCTCCTATGGTTGGGGTTAAACTGGCTCGTAGGTTTTTGCGAAAATGTCGGGCTTGCAGGGGTAATGCTCGCCGTTGACGCCGCGAATGATCCAGTCGCCGGGGCTGACAAAAAGCGCGCCCTCAAGGGTGTTGATGGACAGGCACGGCAGATCAGGCCCGGCAACAGCCGGGCGCTTATCCATGAACGCTGGCGTTTCGCTTCCCCGTGTCCAGTCGATGATTTCGCGGTTGCTTTCTGGGGTTCCGTGCGCCTGCCGCGCTTCAATCGTTACAACCCTTTTCCGAAACATTGGCATGATTATGCGCCTCCCTCTTGCGGCATGGCCTGCCCGGCGCGCGCCAGGCTTTCGACCGCGCGCGATCCGCGCTCGGCCACTTCCAGCGTTTCAGCGCCTTCCTGCGCCTGCGTCTCGGCTTCCATCAGGGCCGCGATCTCTTCTTCGGTTGACATGATGTCATCCGGGGCGGCAAAGCCGTCGATCACGCGCTTTGCCGCCCGCAGGCCGTTGATCGCGTGGCGGGCGCGCGGGTCCACCTGTGCGACCTCAGCCACGCCGCGCACGGCCGCGAGGGTTGCCTGTGCCGTCTGCGCCTTGTGGGCCTTGGCCAGAGGCGACACGAACCGCACCTTGAGCTTGGCTTGCTGCGCCACCGGCGGCGCGGGCGGAATGCGCCCGGCACGCATCAACTCGCGGTAGCGGCCCTGAATGAAGGGCGACAGAAACTCGCTGATGATCCGCGCCAGGTTCGGCCCCATGGACTGATCGCGGCGCTCATCGTTCTTGAGGATTTCCACCACCGAAGGCGTGGGCGAGCCGACCAGCGAAAGCATGGCGTGGTAAAAGCAATCCTTGATCGCCTGGCGGCGCTGATCCTGCATTTCCAGGCTGATCCCGACATTCGCCCCGGTCTGGATCGGCTGCACGAGCTGATTGCCCGCGTCGTCAATGGCCCCGAAGTTGAGCGCGTTGGGGTCCATCGACACCAGCCCGGCCAACTCATCATGCGCGGCCATAGGCGGTTCGGCCGCCTTCTGTGCCGCCAAGATCGAGGTGCGCGACATTTCATTGAGGATTTGCGCATCGGGCAGGGCGAAGACACCACGCCCCATCCCGTAGGTTTCACCCGACCCGACACCCCACCTACTGACATAATAGGGCATGTCGCGGTATCCGCCCCACGAGAGGGCATGGCTGGCCTCTGTCAGCACATAGCAGGACAAGAACCGATGCACATTCGACACCCGGTTTGAGCCATTGGCAGGAACAACCGTGTGCAGGAGCCGGGTCTTTTCGTTTGGGGTATCCTTTAGGCGCTTTTTGAAACTTTCCGGCAAGGCGTCCTCGCCGAAGAGCTCGGCGACGTTCCAGATCGGTTCGGAATACCAGCGGTCAAAATGCGTGACCTCACCAAAGTTGCCGATATCAAAGCAGGCTTCGCGCCAGGGGATCGCCTTGGAGTGAAAGAGCTCGGTTCCCGGCTGGCGCGAGGAATAGAACACCCCATCGCCGAGGCCGATGCTGTCAAGGATCACCTCGGGCGCATCGTTGTAAAAATTGTCGCGCGCCGGATCGAGCGATCGAAACACGATCCGGTTAACATCGGCCATCCAGGTACGGGCCTCACTGTCGTCCTTGCGCCATTCGTCCTCAAATTCCAGCGGTGCCCAGATATTGTCCGTCGCCGTCAGCATGGAATAGATGCTGGCCCCCGCCTGGTCGAGCGCGAGCACGGCGGTTCCGTCATAGCGCCTGACCGAGCGCGGGCGGCCTTCCACGGCATGTTCCCAATCTTCACGCAAGGGACGCATCAGCTCGGAAATAGCCTGGCGGCGCGCGACCACCGGCTCGCGCAGCGTCTTGCGATATTCCGCCCGGTGGATCAGCTTTTTCAGATCCCCGTCGATCTCTGGTTTCACGGTCACGGCTTAGGCCCCTACTGTCTGGCGCATTGCAGCAGCAAGGCCGCCGGTGCGGCGGCCGGTGCTTTCGCCGCCGATCGTGTCAGCACTATCCCGGCGGTTAAGCGCCCGCTCGCGGGCGTTATTTGCCGCCGCGCGCACGCGCTGATCATCTGTTGTCGGGGCGGCGGTAGGAGTGATCTTCGCAGCAGCCGGTGCTTTAGGAATGAGAAAGCCCATAGGTTACAACCTCCAGATTGTGTGCGTGTAGCTCTGCCCATGGACACCCACCGGGCCGTAATCAAAGACTGCCTCGCCACCCAGGGCATGCGCCATGCGCCGCGCCGCCCGGTGTTCCGTCAGTATCGGCACCTGCACCACGGCAACCCGGTGCTGCGCCCCGAAACTGACCATGCGCGAGGCGATTTCCATGTAGACGGCGGGCACCGCGCGCGCGTGTCCCGCCCGGCCAAAGAGCGCGATATCGGCCACCCTTGGCATTGTCCCGCGAAACGCCACCGCGACCGCTACCGGCACAGGCTCATCACCCACCTGGTGCCAGGCGACAAATCCATCAATGACCCGGCGCGCCGCGATCAGCCCCGCGATATCGGCCACCACGTCATCGGCCGTGTGCCACTGCGGCCGCAGCCCGAAAATCTCGGCCGCATCGAGCTCGGCCATGTTGTGCGCGATCTCAAGCACCGCCTTGCGGGTGCCGGGCGTCCAGGGCTCAATCGGGGTGAAGGCGACGGTCATACGGCCCTCCCATATTGCGAGAGGGGATCGCTTTGACGCGGCCCGGCGATGGCCTTTGCGCGCCGTGCGGCCTCGGCCTTGCGCGCGGCCACCCGGTCAGCCTTGCCGCTCAGAATGTCCTGCTCGCCCGCGTTGGCGGCGGCATATTCGAGGGCGTTGCAGACGTGGCTGGCAAAGTTTTTGCTCGGCTTGTCCTTGTATTCCAGGCCCCCGGCTTTCGTGACCACCGCGACCTTTTCGTATTTGTAATCGCGCGCGCACCCTTTGATCAGCTCGGGGCAATGCTTGCGGTCAATCCGGCAGGCCGTGCGCTGGCCGATCCGGCGCCGGAACATTTGCTGCACCGATCCGGTGCGGATGACGATATCGTTGCCGCACCGGCTCGGGCGCACGTTCAGTCCGGTTTTCTTCGACACGATTTTTGCCCAGGACTTGAGTTGCTCGTTTTCGTTATCCCGGCCGCTGCTTTCCCCCGCGTTGAGGGCGGTCGGGTCCACGAACAGCTCACGGGCACGCGGCACGTCCTTGTATCGCGGGCTGTCGATCGCGAGCACGAGCGCCTCACCGAAGGTTTCCGCATCAGCCCGGCGCGACGTGAGCTCCTGCAATACCTGGACCTCGCCATGCGCATTGCGCTGCATGATCACGGCGGCCGGGGTCAACCCCGCATCGGCCGCGATGATCAGCGGCACGCCGCGCCAGGGCACAAGCTCGGTATCGCTCACATGCAGCTCATCGGCGAAATCCGAATAAACCGGCATCCCGTCGCGCATGAACCCGATCTGGTTATCCACCATGCGCCTGATCCAGTCGGGATCGTCGCTGTTGGCGGCGCACTGGTCGCGGTAGTAGCCTTCCGGCAGGTTGTGCAGGTTCTCGGCCGCTGCGTCCTGGCCGCCTGGCTGGCGGAAAAACTCGACCATCTTGCGGCCGGTTTCGTCCACATCGAGCGGGCGCTCGGTGATGAAATATTCGCTGGTCCAGTTGTAGGGATCGCCTGCGTTCCAGTCGCAAAAGAGCTGGCGGTGCGGTGCGCCACCATGCTCCTGGCTCGGATAGCGGCCAAGACGGCCGAACAGGGCCTTGCGCATTTCCACCGTGGCGCTTGTGCTTTCCGGCAACCATCCATCGGTGGCGTGCAGACCCTTGGCGGCCTCGGTCGCAGTCTGATCGCCGATCGCGCGGAACCAGACCTCGGCTTTCACGCGGCGCTTTTGGCCATCCACAATGGCGATGAACTCAAACTTGTGCTCGGCCGGGTTATCCACGCCGCCGGTCCAGGAAATCCGAAACGCCTTGTTCTGTTTCGGTATCCATTCCAGCCAATCAGGGATGACCTTGGCCCAGAGCTCGCGATAAGTGCGCATCCAGACCACACAGCGATAGCGCGCCACCCCGTCAATCGGGCTTGGCGGCTGCATCGCGGCTTTTTCCAGCACCCGGTTGATGATCACGGTTGTCTTTCCGCCACCCTGCGGCCCCATGATCCCCACGATCCGCGCCGACGAGCTCATGAATGCCGAGGCCACCGGGCCAGGCTTGGTGAACCGCTTGGTGATCTCGGGATCAGTTGCGAAGGTTTCCAGCATCAGGGCCACCACCCAAGCGCAATTTCATGCAGGGCCTCGTCTGTCGCAAGCTCTCGACCAGTGCCAGCCGCTTCCTTGCGCATCGCAATCTCTTCCGTGATGCACTCGATCGCTTTTTCCAGGTTCTCGATCGCATCGCCCTTCTGATCGCAGCGCCAGATGTATTTGACCGCCGATCCGAGCTCGAAAGACATATGCCGGGTCACGCGCTTGCACTCGATCGCAGCGCCACAGCAAGCGCATGTGGCCCCCAGGGCGAGATAATGGGCAGGCTTACGCACAGGATCGCTCATCGCGCCCCCCGCGTCGTCAATTCCCGCAGCCGGTTGTCCAGGGCGGCTTTCTCGCCTGGGAAGAAACCGCGCTCGCGCGCCAGGCCAACCCATCCCTCAACCTCACCGGCGCACGGCAGGGACTTGATCATGCGCAGCTTATGGGCCTGCTCGCCTTCTGCCATCCCCTGACCCCCGCTGGCCGTGGCACCCCCCCGCACCCCGTGGGTAGAAGCCTTCCCCGCCGCCAATTCTTGTCTCAGAGAGGGGGGATGGCACTTCGCGCGAGGGGGAGGGGGGGGGCTCGGTGGCCGCGAAGGCCCCCCCCCTTGATGCTGCGGCCTGCCCGGCGCGACCAGCACCGAGGCCCCGGCCATCGGCGGCGGCGCTGGCGGCGTGGCCGGTGTCGTCGTTTGCCTGACACGACGACAGCAAGGGCAATTGTCCTTGCAAATCAACAGCTTGCGTGGTCCGTTCCGACATGATCATTCCGACATGCCCCCGCCTGAAATCTCAAGCCCTTGATTTTCCTCGATTTCTTCCGCGTCATCCACCGGCATGATCCGCGCGCCTTCCATGGTCGCCCCGTCGCCCTTCTGAATGATGATCGTCATCATCCCGACCCCGCCCGCGTCGATGGCCAGCGGCTGTTTCTGGTGCAGGTAGGGCGCAAGGCTGGTCTGCGCCTGCATGATCAGCGACAGGCAGGCTTGCAGGCTGACGCCCCCGCCCCCGTCGCCCTCTGCCCCGTCGCCCCCGGCGGCAGGTGGGCGCGGCGGGCCGCCAAGGGCGGCTTGCAGCTCGGCAGGCGTGGCGCTGGCGATCTCGGCCAGACCGATCAGGGGCGAGCGATACCGGGACAGGATGAACCGGGACCATTCTTGCGTGCTGCGGTTCCGCGACCCGGCGGGCCGACCCCGGCCCCGGCGCTCGCCCGGCGCGGCCTCTGCCAGCTCGCCCACCCCGTCAGGATCGGGCGGCACCGCGCCGAAAAGCGAACCCTGCCCCTCGCCGTCAGTCTCGGCAAAGTCCAGATCACGCACCGCAGCGGCGAGGCCAGAAGGGGAAAGGGAAGCGCCCGAGCCGGTCAAGAATATCACCCAATTTTTTTATTCGATCCAGCCCGGCCCCAAGGCCCGACCGACACGCAGACCATAAGCCCGAGCGCCATAACCGCGCAACGCCAAAATTGATTAAAGCCCCCAGAATGCCAACCCATTGATATGAAATGGGAAAAGCTGTGCCTGTAACAAGTTGGCGCAGGTTGTTACAACCCGTTACAACGCTAAGTCTTTGAAATTGCTGCACTTAACAACACTTTGTAACATTGTTACAGTGTTACATGGTTATCTCTCTATGCGTGCGCGTGCGTATGATCGCGGGCGCTACGCGACGTTACATCGTTACATTGTTACAAAGTGGTGTTTTCTCTTTTGTTTACAGGCGCTTGGCTCTGTTACAAGTTGTAACAATCCCGAACCCGGTTGTTACAAATCACCCCGGCAGCGGCCACGGGATTGCCCCCGATAGGTATCATCCCGAAGGGGTGCGGGGAAGGGGGAATGTAAGGCCCGAGCGGCCAGCGCCCGAGGGGATGGCGAAAAGGGGTGCGGGGATGCGTGAAAAAAAAGGGCTTGACCCTGTAACCATTGGCCACTAGACAGAATGCAAGGCCAGAACGAACCGGCCCCGGCGGACTGCGAACCCGCCCCACCCCGCAACTAGGAGCTTTCCCAATGCCTACCCTGAAACTCGCCGCCGCCCTCGCCCTTGGCTTCGCCACCCCGATTTGCGCCGCCGCCCTTGGGCAGATTGCGGCTCTAGGGTGGGCCGCTTGGTCCGTCCAGTTTGCCGCAGAGCTTGCCGCCCTCGTGGGGTGAATTAAGGCCGCGCCCAAGGGCGCGACGGCATTTAGTCAGGCGGCCCCGAGGGGGCCGCGCACCCTTCCCCCGGCGGCCCGCGAACCCCGCCACAACCCCGCAAGGATCAACCCAGATGACCTATTATGACAGCGCCGAGGAAACCACGATCAGCGCCGCCCGCGCCCTCCAAGAGCTCGACCGCCACGGGGTCGCGAATGAGTGGGCAGACTTCCAAGCCGATTGCGGCGAGCGCGAGGATTACGACGCGCAAACCGTCCTCGCATGGCTCGGATATTGACGCATCGGTGCGAGGCGCGCGCCGCCTCCATCCCATGCGCCAAGCATGACAACCCCGGCGGATGCGAACCCCGCCACAACCCCGCGAAAAGGAATAAACCCATGTCCTACAATTTTTCCCGCTTTTCCCGCGCCATCAAAGCCGGTTCGACCATTGCCAGCCGCAACGGCGAGGCCCTGACTGATGACCAGTTGCGCGCCGTGGTGCCGTCGATCTTCGCCAACGAGGCGCACGAGAGCCGCAGCGCCCGCTTTGTCTGCGTGCCGACCTTTCAGGTTCTGGGCGGCCTGCGCGCCGAAGGGTTCGAGCCCTTCCAAGCGGTGCAGGCGCGCAGCCGGATCGAAGGCAAGGCCGAGTTTACAAAGCACATGCTGCGCCTGCGCCACCGCTCGATCCGCAACGATGCGGGGCAGGCTTTCGAGATTGTGCTTGTGAATGCCAATGACGGAACATCGGCTTATCAGATGATCCCCGGCTTTTTCCGGTTCGTCTGCGCCAATGGCCTGATGACAGGCGACACATTCAACGAGGTGAAGGTCCGCCATTCCGGCAATGCGGTGTCAGACGTGATCGAGGGCGCTTATACCGTCCTGAACGATGCGCCCCGCGTGGCGGATCAGGTGCGCCGGTTCCAGTCCATCACCTTGCAGGACAACGAGCGCGCCGCACTGGCAGAGGCCGCGCACGTCCTGCGCTTCCCCGCAGCCTATGCCGAAGAGGCCCCCACCGCCGCGCCGATCCGCGCCGCCGAGCTGATCCGCCCGCGCCGCAGCGAGGACCGGGCAACAGATCTTTGGACCGCCTTCAACGTGGTGCAGGAAAACACGATCAAGGGCGGGTTGCGCGGGCGCACCGTGGACGAAAACGGGCGAGTGCGCCGCAGCACAACCCGCGAGGTTGCAGGCATCGACCAGAACCGCGCCCTGAACCGCGCCCTGTGGGTGCTGGCCGAGCGCATGGGCGAGATCAAGACCGCCCGCGCGGCTTGACGCATCGGTGCGGGGCGGCACGCCGCCCCCATCCCATGCGCCACGCATGACACCCCGCCGGATGCGAACCCGGCACAACCCGCAAAATGGAGCCCCTCAAATGTCAGCTTTTTTCGTCGGATCAGATACCGTTGACGCAGCCGTGACCGCCATCATTCGCGCCGGTGTTCTCATGTCACTGGACGAGGCAAACGCCATCGGGCGCGGCCTCTGGACCCTGAACGCCGATGCCGTAACCGCCCGCTATGGGGCACGGGGCGAGGACATGAACGGCACGCCCGAAGAGATCGCGGCCTATCGCTGGACGCACCGCAACGAGGCCACGCCCGTTCTTTTCAAAAGCCTTGAATGCCTGCTGTACCAGTGCAGCGAGGGCGACGTGCCACAGCGCGAGCTCTTTCAAAAGGTCGATGCAATCCGCGAGAAGCTGGAACGCCTCGGCATGAAGGCCGCACCGGAGTATGAGGCCGCCCCATGGGGCTTGTGCGCGTGACGCATCGGTGCGGGGCGGCGCGCCGCCCCCATCCCATGCGCCACGCATGAAACCCCGCAAAATGGAGCCCCTCAAATGCCGAACCAACAGGAAACCAAAACTCTTTTGCTGACCCCTGCGCGCGTCGTGATGGTGACTGACGCCCTAACTCTGGCCATAGATCATTACAGCCGCCGCGCCGAGCTGCGCCGCCAGCAGTCGGAAAACTTGAGCACCATCGGCCACCGGCGCGAGGCCAAGACAGAGGCCGACGATCTCACAGAACACACCCACAAACTGCGCGCCTTGGCAGCGGAGCTCGCCAAAAAAACCACACAATGATCATCAATGCCGGGCGCTTACTGGTTAAACCATGCAAGACGGAGCAACTCAAATGATCCTGGAACAGATACACACCGGCACGGCGTCAAGCGCCGAGCTCAAAGTGCTACTTGCACGCGCGCGAGCGCCCGGCCAATGGTTCGAGTGCCGCAGAGAGGATTACTGGTATTTTTTTGGCTCATCGCCACCCATCGCCCACACCGGCCCTAGCTTTGCCCTTGAGGAATTTATTGAGGACAACCTGACCCGCAGTTTCCACAAGATCGGGCCTCGCTTTTTCTGTATGGTCATTGCCTATCGCGGGCGCGCATCCGTGATAGAGGCCGCAGACGCGCTCACCAAAGCACTGACCGAAGAGAAGAGACACACTGGATAACAAGCTATCAATACAGCAAGAAAGCAAAGGGGGCCGAGGCATAAAGCCCCGGCCCTCCCCGATACACGCATTGATTTTGCGAACCTGCGCGCATCTACCCCGCAAAGGGCACAATCTCATATACTGGAAAATTGAAAAATGAACAGTGACGAAAAGACATTAAGACGAGATCGCGCCGCAAAAATTTTCGGAACCGTGCTCGGCCCTGACTGGCGCGGGAAGGTCGCGCGGGCCCTCGAAATCGACCCATCCATGGTGCGGCGATACTTCACGCCGCCCAAAGGACGCACGGATGCGCCGCCGGTTGCGGTGCTGGCCTGCGCAGAGTTTTTGCAGGCAACACCGCGCAGCTCGTGGCCTGATCGCTGGAAGGATTAGGACCGGCCCGGCCTCTCGCAATTCGGCCAGCCCGAGCGCCTCAAATGCAAGGCCAGGCGAAACCCCAGAGGCGTGAGCGCCACGGCATCAGGGCGCACCCGCTCGATCAAGGTCAGGAGCTCGGCCGACACCGCCGCCTTGCGCATGTTCGGCCCATCAAGCCAGAGCGGCCTCTGAACTGTCTTGCCCCAGGCGCGCTTGAGGATCAGGCGCACCGGGCGCGACATGAGATCGAGCGCCTCCAACTCATCGGCCGTCAGATCGTCACTCATAGGGGCGCGCCGCCTCGTCTTTGGTCGGCACGTCGATGCACTCATGGATCGGGATCAGGATCGGCCTGCAAACCTGCCCGCCGATGCGAACCGGCTCAGGCGAGCGCCGCGCGCCGGTGACACGCTCAAGCGCCTGGACGTAGGGGTTATGCGCGCCCGGCACGCCCTCCCAATCCGAGTTTTTGAAGAGCTCAAGGATACCGTCGCCGGTGGGGGCGAAGGCCACAAAAATGCCCTCATCAAACACCACCGGCTCATCCACCATCTTTTGCAATTCGTGCGGGGCCATGCGGCTTGTCTTGGTTATGCTCAACCTGCCATCGGGCGGCAGCACCTTGACCCCCACCACCGAAACGCCCGCGCGTTCCAGGTATCGCGTTGCGTTCAACGGGCTCACCGGGCTTTCCATTTCCCCGCCGAAGCGCCGCACCGCACAGGTGATCAGCTCGGACACCATCATGTTCTCACCGCCGCGCATCGAGCTCAAAGGCCGCGACATGGCATAGCCCACGCACATCGCGGCGTTGGAGCTTTCGACTTGGGTTTCGTGCAAGTCCTGCGGCTTCATTCCGGCGGCCACCCGCGCCATATCCTCTTGGGTTGGCTCGACTGGATGAAGCACAAGATCAGCAGCGGCCAGGAGCGTTCCGAACTGGTCAGAGGCGCGGCCCGAATGACCGATCGAGCGAAGGTAATCGTGCCACAGGGCAAAGCGTGCCGGCCAATCCTTCCAGCGGTCCAGGAGCGTGCGCAAAAGGATGCGGCCGATCTCGGCAAGGCGGCCGTCTTCCATCACCGGCTCTTTCGCATCGGCCGGGAACGGCCGCAGGTTCAGGAGCGCCAGGCGCGACAAGTCTTGCGGCATCAAGGGCGGGATCAGGATGGAGCCGAAGAGCACCGGACACATGGCCCGAAACTCTTTGCCCTCATGGTCAGCGCCGCCCCGTAGCACCATGCCCCCCGAATAGGCTTGGCGCGCGAGCTCGATCACGGCCTCGGTCTTCTGGTTGCCGCGCTTGGCCTCGATCTCATCCACCGCAACCGGCAAGCTGTCATAGCCGATCTTTTGGTAAAGACCGGCGGCCGTGGTGTTTGCCGTCATCAGAATGCCCGAGCCGAAGATCTTGTGAATGACACCATCCTCCCCCACCAGGGCGGATTTGCCGGTGCCTTTCTCGCCCGTCACCCAAGCCAGCGGCCTGACCTTCAAGGCCCCCGCCATCATGCTCGATATGATCCAGCCGAACAAAAGCAGCGCGTCATAGTCGCGCGCCCAATTCCACGATTTCAGATGGAGCAGCAATTCCTCGGCCGCAATCATGCCGTCACCCTTCTCAGCCGGGGCCAGCCCATGCGGCGCGGCCGGATAGACCATATCGCCGATGAGCCCCGGCCTGCGGGTCTTGCCCGAGCTGGAAAAGAGCCGCGTGCCCGCATGCACGATCAGGTTATCCCCGGAGCTCCACGAGCCCAGGCCGCGAACATGGTCCTGCGGACGCCAGACACCCCGGTGCGCGCATGCCGTCATCAGGCTTTCCTGCGCCTTGGTTCCGTCCCATCCGGTGACAATCCAGATATCTTTTGCGGGCACCTTCTTGAGTGTCGGCCATAGCTTGTAAATCCAATCCACCTGACTGCCGAACAGGTGCAGGATCATGGTGCGCGACACGTCCTTTGCCGCCAGCTCGCGGAGCTGGCTATGCGCGTCCAGGAAATAAACCTTGTTCCCGAAGGTGCCGAGCGCCCGCACCGGCGCATCAGGCGGCAAGGCGGCGATTGTCGGCTGGCCCTTTTCGATGAAGCGCCCGGCCCCATCGACAAAGGCTGTCGTGTCCTGGCGCTCTTCCGGCGGGGGCGCGGCGCGGCCGATCGGCGCCACCTTGCCATCGGCCTCTAGCTGTGCCCGCAAGGCATCGGAAACCGCCGCTTCACCGTCGCTGAAATCATCATCATCACGCACCGCGTTTCTTCCCCGTCAAAAGGTCATTCCAGTCTTTGAAGTCAGTCGGCGGCCGCAGCACGCGCACCACATGCCCGGCCTCTTCAAGCGTGCGCACCGCACCGGGCCGGTTCTTGTCAGGATCGCCGAAGATCGCGCGCTCGGCCTCACTGCCCGGCGGGTCATTGTTGATGCACAGCATGACGTGGCACCAGACCGGCAAGGCCACCTGGCCGAAGTTGCCGACGAACCCGACCGCCCCCACACGCCACTCAGGTTTGACCAGGGCGATCGACAACGCCTCTTCGATCCCCTCGCCGAAGGCCACAACCCCCCCCTCGGCAATGTCCTTCCATCGTGCATCCGTCTCGCCCCGCTGGATCGGGATCACAGCACCCGGCCAGCTTCCCAGGATAGAGCGCGGCTTTGGCACATCGGCCTTGCCCCACCCGCCACCGTGCGGGGCGATGTAAGTCCGGTGCGCGGCCACGAGGGCCGGATCGCCAAGGCGGAACAGTGCGGCCACCATTGCCGGGTGCTCGGCCCGCCGGTCCTGGCACCAGGTCTTCGGGTTGAACCGCAAGGCAGACGGCGGCCGTGCCAGCTT